AAAGACTTCCTTTTGCCACGGCGTATAGGTTAGGCAAAGCGCAGTTTCACTCATCGCCTTTTAGTTCCTTTCGCTCAATTATGATCTTTTGTTCGCTTTGCACGTTTGCATTATTAATCTGTGTTGCAGCAACTCTTTGATTAACTCCAAGCGTTAAACTAGCCTTATCAATCATATCTTGCAGTGTTTTATAGTCGTTTGCATTAAGCTCCACTGGTTCAAAATTTTGTACTCCATCGCCCACACCAACTTTTTCAAATTTAGTATTTTTATCTAGCATGTCCATCACTCGATTAAGATTTTTTTGAGTAGCATTAAATATTAATCCGCGGTTATATGCTTCATCTTTAGCAGTGCTCAAAATACTGCTCATTTCTATTTCTGATTTTTGAGTTTGTGCCGATAACAGCGTTATTTGAGCTTCAACTAAATGCTCATTTTTTGGCGTTAATCCTTTGAGTAAATTGGCCACAGTGCCATTTGATACACTATATTTTTTTGCTAGCTCTCTTTGTGAAAATTTGCCCGTATGAAAGTCAGCCAAAATTTTCTCTTTTATCGCCTCTGTTATCTTCGCCATCAATAAATCCTAAACTCGCCCTCTATTACTCCAAGGGCTATTTTTCTCTCTAATAGTTTTCGTTTAATCTTAAAGACGTCAGTTTGCACCCCTTTCACATCCTCTATTATCCGCTTGCCGTTTTTTAAGCGGTATGTAAAATCTGCTACATACCTGATCTCTCGTACAGTCCTAAAGCCTTGTTTTGTTGTTTCATCTGGTATTGTATAGCTTGGCATAAGCGTAAAAGGCACTTGGCGGTTTAGTTCGCTGATCTCGCCTGCTCTTTGCATATTTTCTAGCTCTTGGTTACGTCGCCACTCTTTGGCACTATCAAAGCCTTTAACTTTTCTATTGTGATATTTGCTCCTAACATTCACCGAAACGTTGCCAATTCTCATCGGCTACCTCCTCGTATTTTTCTATGCTTTCGTGTTTGTGTGCGTGACACCATTGATGACACTCTCTGCAAACGGCTATTTGTTTGCTATCGTCCTTATCTGCTCCAAATCTGCCATATCTTACGTGGTGGCACTCTATACTTTGTTGCTCCTCACATATTTGGCAAAGTGGGTATGCTTCAACTAGTCTTAGCTGATAGGCTCTATTCTCGCTTCTTGTTAATCTCATTAGTACCCTACCTCTACATATTCGCCCATTTCTGTATCTAATGAGTAGTGGCTACGAGTGCAAAAATAAAAATAATCCGAGTTTGAGCTTAGCCCCGCACCCTCACAAAACTCTATCGCGTCTTGCTCGCTTGCGAATAAGGCCACTAACCAACTTTTTTCTATCTCGCCAGCCTCTTTGAGCGTATCAAATAAAAACCGCTCTTTGTATTTTAGCCGTCCGTTAGCGTCAAACCAATCGTCGCTACCCTCTATCTCATCAAGATCTAATTTGTAAACTGCATAATTTAAGATTTCGCTCATATTAACCCCTTTATCGTTTCTCTTAATCTTTTCTCGGCGATTTCGCAGTATTTAGCCTCTATCTCGCAGCCAATGAAGTTTCTATTTAACTCCTTGCACGCCACCGCCGTTGTGCCACTACCCATAAAGGGATCAAAGACTAGCTCGCCATCGCTTGAGCTGGTTAAAATCAAGCTTTTAATAATGCCTAGTGGCTTTTCGCTAGGATGTCCATATTCGCTCTTTTTTGCATTTTGAGTAAAAAGCTTTGATCTGCCTTTTATCTTGACGCCTTTGGCTCTTATGTAGATAATATTTTCAATATCGCTTTTAAAAGTATTGTTTGTAAAAGGCGCTGCATTTGGCTTGTGCCAAAATAGCTCAGCTACGTTATAGCCTTTTTCGTAAGCCCAGTTCATTATCTCAGGCTTTTGTTTAGTGGAGCAAAAGATAAAAATGTTTGTTTTTTTACAAATTCGCTCAAGCTCATTTAGTGTGGCCTTGACATCAAAGCCATCAGCTATCTTTGCTAAATCGCCCTTTTCATAAATAGGGCGCTTGCCTAGCCCTCCGCCTTTCGTGTTGATGATATAAGGCGGATCAGTGACTACTAGATCAACGCACGCATCAGGCATATTTTTCATAAAATCTAAGCAGTCAGTATTATAAATTTTATTTAGCTCCATTCTAAACCCCTGCCTCTTTTTATTTTGCTTACCTCTTTTTCGACTATCTCTTTAAGCATCTTACTAAGCTCTGGAGGAGTATAAAAGATGCCATTTGCCTTAAAATGCTCCCTTATAGCTTTAACGCTGTATTCGTTCATCAAAATAGCCCCTTTGTGTCATCGTCCTTGTGCTTCTCGTTCCACTTTCTCATTACTTCAAGCACTCCGCTTGCGTCCTTGCGACTTACCTCAAAGCTATCAAGTATCTTTTTGTCTTCGTCCGCTACCTTTGCGATTATGCTAGCTCCGCTTTCGGTGATTGTGATATATACGGCTTTCATCTCACGCTCTCTTTGCGATATTAATCGCAATGGCAGATAGCCCAAGCCTTAGGCTTGCTCTTGCCTCATCGCTCATTTTTATCGGCGCGTCTGGGTCAGCTGGGAGTAAATTTGCGTTATTTGCCGCTTCTATTTTTGCCTGCTCTTTCTCTTTTTCTTTTATTTCTCTTTCGCTTATGTATTTGATCACGCCGATACGCTTTTGATTTTTAAAGAGCCACGCATAAACCTCTGCCTCGTCATCACTGCTTAGCTGTACTGGCTTGCCTGCTTGGTTAATATGGTAGTGGTTGATTAGGTTGCCATGCTCATCTGCTCCGATGATCACAAAATCTTTGTAGGTTGCTCCATAGCAAAGCCTCTCATTGCGAAAAAAGGTTTTTACAAACTCTACCAACTGCTCGATATTTTTAAAGCTAAATTTGCCCTCTTTGATCGCTTCTAGCGCCTTTTGCTTTCTAAAAGCTGCCACGGCGTTTTTTGTGATTAGCTCGCTTGACTGTTTCGGTTGAATAAAGCTTGTCCTATACGCAAAAAATGGGATAATATCCTCATCTTTTAGCGGTTTTAAAAGCTCTGCTGTGATTAGTGCTTGAGTTTCATTTACGCCAAGCGCTTCTTTGATCGTTTGTATGCGGTTCATTTAAAACGGCTCCTTGTTTTCAAGATATGCCACGTTTTGGGTAGCTATTTGGTTCGTTTCTTTCGTGCTCTCGAGGTAGTAGCTTACATCGCCACCAAAACGCCTTACGTCCTCCACGCTTAGGCTAAGCCCACTTTGCGCTTTGTTGTAGCTAGGCTTTGGCTTAAAGACCCCTTGCCACTCGTTACGCATTGCTTCTCGTATGCAGGCATTGACGTCTATGCCCTCGCTTGCCCATTTAGCCCACTCGCTAAATTTCATCTCGATACCCTTATCGCTTAGTTTTTCT